ATCAAAGAAAGCTAATGCAAAACGTATTGGGTGGGAATGGACCATAGAATTTGGGGATGTTATCTGGAATGCTAATTGTCCAATTTTGGGATTAGAGTTGGACTATTTCTCAGAGGTTACCAAGGAAAATAGCCCTAGTTTTGATCAAATATATGCTGGTAAAGGTTATGTTAAAGGTAATGTTCAAGTGATTTCTTGGAGGGCTAACAGGATTAAAAATGATGGTACATCAGAAGAACATCGAAAGATTGCTGACTATCTTGACAGCATAGTTTAGTCATACATTTGACATGTCAAGTATTTATATGTTACACTATAGTTATAATATATTAACTATATAACAAGAATACCTTAAGTATTCTTGTATATAATATAATAAAGGAATATTAATATTAAACATGAATTAAGTATTATAAAGAATTTCCTGTTGTATGAAGAATGGTTTCGATGGAAAGAGAAAATTAATGTTCGTAACTTACCTAAAGAACTAAGTCCTGTTTACTCTGTCCTTGATAGCTTCCATGAAACTAACACAGAGAAAGTCAATTTAACGGTCACAGACCTAGCAAATCTTTTGTTTGCACATAAGCACAAGGATGTTGCTTACTACGAGGGTGTCATTGAAACTTTGGAAAAATTAGAAGTTTCCACCCAATCCACAAACATCTTACTCCAGTCCTTTGTAGAAAATAAAATACTAAAAGAGATTTCTCTTACAGCCTATGACATTACCGAAGGGAAAGCCGATAAAGCAAAGCTTAATGAGCTTATCAAGTCTCTTGAAACTCAAGGAGAAACTCAGTCAGAGGAAGAATTTTCCTTTATCTCTGACGATATTGATCAACTACTCAACGAAACCTTTAGGCAACCGGGTCTACGATGGCGTCTTGATACACTCAATAAGATGCTCGGTTCTTTGCGAGGAGGTGATTTTGGCTTCATCTTTGCTAGGCCAGAGACAGGTAAGACTACACTTCTGGCTTCTGAAACCACGTTCATGGCTGAACAGCTTAACGAGGAAGATGGACCAATTATATGGCTTAACAATGAAGAGAAGGGTAATAAGGTCAAAATTCGTTGCTACCAAGCGTCATTGGGGTTGTCTCTTGCCTCCATCAACTCGAATACAGCGGGAGCACGATCTGCTTATATGAAGAAGACGAGGGGTAAACATATGTTATATGACCCTAAAGGTGCAATTCATAAATCCACAGTTGAGAAGTTATGCCGCCGGTACAAACCATCACTCATTGTAGTTGACCAAATAGATAAAATTGTAGGATTTGAAGCTGATCGAGAAGACTTGAAACTTGGTGCTATCTATCAGTGGTTCCGTGAACTTGCCAAGGAATATAATTGTGCTGTCATCGCGGTATGCCAAGCAGATGGTACAGGTGAAGGCCAGAAATGGCTTAACATGAATAACGTATCTAGTGCTAAGACTTCCAAACAAGCCGAGGCTGATTGGATTCTAGGTGTAGGTAAAATTCATGATGTTGGGTATGAGAATCTTCGTTATCTAAATGTGAGTAAGAATAAACTTGCAGGAGATGAAGATACTAATCCTGATCTACGGCATGGCCGTAAAGAAGTAATTATCCGTGCTGAAGTTGCACGATATGAAGACATTCAATGAAAATTCCTAAAACTAAAACAACACTTTTTGCAGTTAGTCGTTACTTAAATGGAGAAGATGTAGGTACACCTGTTGGTATTTTTCTAACATTAGAAGGAGCAGATAATTATGCCGGTGCCTGTGAACAAGAAATGTACGATAAAGGAATTCTTGCATACGTGTTCCGTACAACTGCTGTCATGTTCTACAACGAGTAAATGTGAAGCCGGTGTGGAACCCAATCCAGAATTTATTAAATTTTTAGAGGAGCACAATGAATGTTCTAGCTCTGGATTCCGAGACAACAACTTGGAACAAGGGGAATCCTTACGACCAACGTAATAAGTTAGTTTGCTACAGTGGCGCCAATGATCTTGGAGCATGGGCAGAGATGTGGAATACATATTCTAGTACTAATCTTGTAGAAATACTTGATGATTATGATCTTATAGTAGGATTCAACTTCAAGTTTGACGCTCACTGGTTTAACAAACATGGAATTAAGTTTAAAAAGGTATGGGATGTTCAAATTGCTGAGTTTATTATTTCACGGCAAACAAACAGATTCCCTAGCCTTAATGAGACTTGTATAAAATACGGAGTACCTGTCAAAGAAGATATAGTTAAGACACAGTATTGGGACAAAGGAATTAACACTAACGAAATACCTTGGGAGATACTTGAGGCTTATGCTTCCCATGATGCTCATATTACACTTCTTTGTTACTATGCTCAAATCAAACTAATGACTCCTGCCGAGATTAGACTATGTCAGCTTCAATGTGAAGACATGCTTATTCTTATGGAAATGGAAGCCAATGGTTTACCTTATGATGAAGAACTTTGCCAAGTAAGAGCAAAGGAAATTGATGACAAAATATCAACGCTTACACGAGAACTCTCCAACATTTACCCCAACGTTCCTATTAACTTTGGTTCTAATGATCACCTGTCTGCCTTTCTATATGGTGGCATTGTTAGGGAAGATTCCAAAGAATTTGTCGGAGTTTATAAAACAGGGCAACGTATAGGAGAACCTAAATATAAAAACGTAATAATTGAGCACCGTCTTCCAAGACTTTATACTCCACTCAAAGGTAGTGAAATGGCTAAAGAAGGTAACTTTTCTACAGATGAGGGAACTCTCCGTAAACTTAAAGGTAAGAAAGGGGTAATTGAAAAGATTCTTGAACTAAGTAAATGTGAGAAACTAAATGGTACTTATTATAACGGTCTTGTTAAACTCCGTAAGGAAATGAATTGGGAACCTAATGTACTTCATGGACAGTTCAACCAAACTACCGCGATTTCTGGAAGGCTCTCTTCTAGTAAGCCTTAAATAATAGGGCTTTTTAAACCATATTAATTCAGGGGAAGTCCAGATCGGATAATCCTGAGCCAAGCCAATCAATCTACCATAAGAGGTACATATGAATATTAATTACTTATACGAAAATACAGATTTAACTTTACAACAAATAGCAGATACTCTTGGATTAAAATTAACTTATGTCTGGAAATATGTTAAAAATACTTATTCCAGTTCTTATAGAAAAGCACGAAAAGTTAATTCATATAGCAAGAGTAAAATAGGAGACAAGAATCCTATGTCAGGAAAAACCTCAGAAAAACACCATAATTATATAGGTGATATTTCTGATGGTAAGGGCTATTTGATGCGAATAAAACCAGAATGGTATACAGGTAGAGCAGGAAGTAAGCATATTTTTGTACACCATATCGTTATTTGTGAACATCTAGGTATCTACTCTATTCCTAAAGGATGGGTAGTTCATCATTGTGATTTTAATCCTCATAATAATGATATAAGTAATTTAGTATTATTGAAAATGGGGGATCATATGAAACTCCATAGATATTTGGAAGGTGCAACGACTATCTCGAAAGAGAGTACACTCAAATGGGTGGAAACATATGGCACACCTTGGTGTGATGATATAGTCTGCTCTATACAGGAATGTATAGCTGCGAAAGCGGGAGAAGAGTGATGATCTTCTCTGAACAAAAGGAATCTCCAAAATTTCGCCAGCGATCTTCAAGATATATTTATCTCGAAATATAATGACTAAAGAACTAGAACACCTACAGTATAATGACGTTCTTACTGACCTAGCTTCTTCTATGGAAACTGTAGGAGCTAGGAAATTCCTACAAGATTTTAAGTCTTGTTACCCACGACATTTTGAGGAAATTCAAATTCAAATCACACGGCTAGATCAACGTACACCTTGTAAACTATTAACAAAGGATGAATAATGCTTTTGCAATGTGACGCAAGCCAATTAGAGTGGCGGGTTGCATTAGAACTTAGTAATGAAATAGTAGGGATACAAGAGATTATAAATGGTGAGGATACTCATACCAACAATCAAAGTGCTTTTGAATTACCTTCACGACTTATTGCAAAGATTTTCTTATTTCGTACAATCTTCCGTGGTAGTGGATGGGCTTTTGCTAACGATGCTAATTTTCAGCATGTATCAAACAATCCGAAGTTCTGGGATTCTATGAATGAAAAGTTCTATGCCAAATATAAATACCTAGATAAACAGCATAAATTATGGATGGCTTTAGTTTCCGCAGGAAAGGACATTACAGGGCCGTTAGGACGTTCTTGGCACTTGGAGATGAAGAGGGATTATAAAGGTGAATTAAAGCTCCCTATCAACCAATTAGTCAATCTTCCTGTTCAAGGAACTGGCGCTGATATTATGACTATTGCTCGTATTTCTGCATACAAGCGTATTAAGAAAGCAGGTATTCCTTGTGATTTCATTTCTACTGTTCATGACTCAATTGTTGTAGACACACAGAAGCGTTATTTAAGAGCACTTGCCAATATTTTTGAACAAGTATTTAAAGACCTTCCTATGAATATCAAAGCTATATTTGGGTACGACTGGACTTGTCCCATGGCTTGTGAATGTAAGTATGGACCTAATATGAAAGACATGAAAAAGTTCAAATAAATGTTGACACACCTCAACTAAGTATGTTATACTATAGGTATAGGAACAAGATTCCTATTAGATTAATTTTAAAGATAAAATAAACAATGAAAATTCAAATTGTAACAAACACTGTTTCCACAAAACCCACTACTCGTGGTTCTTATCAAGAACTAGAAGTTGTATATAAAAACCTATCCTTCCAAGGTAAGGTAGAGTCTAAGAAGATTATGTCTTTCGGTGCTGCCGCTGAAACCTTCAAGGTTCTAGCAGAAGCCTCTTCAAACTCTGTTTGGGAAATTGATGTAGTTAAGAACGATAAAGGCTACAACGATTGGGTAAAAGCTACACCCTCTTCTGACAACCCTACAGCTACTGCTGCTGCAACAACCAAAGGTACTCTAGCTCCTAAATCTACTTATGAAACTCCCGAAGAACGTGCGCAGCGGCAAGTCCTCATTGTCCGTCAATCTAGTGTTAGTTCTGCTGTCGCTGCTCTTACTGCTGGTGCTAAAACACCTCCCAAGTCTAGTGACGTAATTACCTATGCTCGTGATCTGGAAGCATATGTCTTTGGTCTAGCAGATGCAGGTGATTCCGGTTTTGAGGATTTGCCTAACTTTGATGCTGAAGTTCAGTAAGTTTTTAGGAGTATTGGTAGTGTCTATGGGTTTCATGTATGGTTACCATCGGGTCTATCAACATGAAATAATAGCTGCACAGAAAGCCCGAGAGTCTCATGATCTTTGTCATAATACACCAACAGAAATAGCTTGGGTAGCATACAAGGATGGAGAAGCTCGGTGCTTCTTAGAAAATAAAGAATACCCTCATAGGGTAAAAGGAGCTTATATAGATGTTGACCTCCCTGATTGACGGGGATATTATTGCTTACCGCTGCGCGGCCAGTTGTCAGAAACAAGGTGTGACAATTGAGCCAGTTGAGGTAGCGTTATATCGTGTAGATGACCTAATGCGTCGTATCATACATGAAACAAGTGCTGGGTATTTTAACACTTATTTATCTGGAGAAAACAACTTCAGGTACAAATACAATCCTGAATATAAAGCCAATCGCAAAGATGTTGTAAAACCAGAATGGTTGGGACAATGTAAACAGCATCTTATAGATAAATGGGATGCATCTATATCAGAAGGATGTGAAGCCGATGACTCAATGGCTATAGCACAAACGGTATTAAAAGATGAATCTAGTATTTGTACTATTGACAAGGACTTACTCCAAGTACCGGGTAGACATTACAACTTTGTTAAATCCGAGTTCCAATATATATCTCCTATTGAAGGAGTATTCAACTTTTACTGGCAATTCATTATGGGTGACAAAGCTGATAATATTGTGGGCTTTGATGGTCTTTCGCGTCAAACAGTTCCGAAGAAGTTTGAAGGTATGTACTCGGAGATGCAAGAACTAGCTAGTAATGAAATTGATATTTTTAACTACGTCCGTGAATTGTACAACGATGATGAACGTCTTTTGATGAATGGTATTTGTCTTTGGATGCAACGAGAGACAGATCAAATTTGGAGGTTTCCAACTGGCTAAACGTAAAACATGGAATGGTGGTAATTGGACAGAGGGGCGTTTTAATTCTTTCATAACTTCAACCTTACGTGCTGGCGCTAGACGCTGGCAACCTAAATATGACACTCTCAACTCAAGCAAGACAGAAAAAAAGATTAATCCAAAAACAGGTAGGATGGCCCAGCATTACGAATGTGGGCTATGTCACAACGAATTCACGCAAAAAGATATGGAAGTTGATCACATTAAACCAGTGGTTGATCCGTCTAAAGG